AAACAGATTTAACAGCAGTACTTTGTCCTATATTTCTTATTAAAGTATCTTTTATATTAACACTATAGTCAGTCAAAGGTACTTTGTCTTTTTCAGTAGTACGATTAAGTGAGCGCAGTCCTGTAGCAGAAAGAAATACTAAATCATCTCCTACTGCTTGTACTGAATCTCTATTAACTAAACCTACACCACTAATAACTTCATTTAATGACATGTTAGCTACATCATCAGGATTATCATATATAGCTATATTGTTTTTACCAAATATAACTAACTGTCCAAAGAAAGGAGCAATGTTTACTATCTCATCGTTATCCCAAACTTTTTTTAAGTCTAGTAATCCTGAACCTGTACCTGTATAATCATCTCCATCTAGTAAAACAGAGTAATACATTACAGCTTTGTTTTCTGTTACTCCTCCTACAAACATTCTACCATAAAAACCCATGCCACAACTAGGGTCAAATGTAGTTAGTCCAGCAGGTTTAGTACTATTATTAAAAGCTGCCCATTTAGAGCCAGCACTTAAAGCACCGTCATATCTTTGAGGTACAACTCCTTCATGAAAACAATGTAGTCTTTCATTAAAATTTATAAATTGCCAATTGCCTGTACTGTTAGCAACGGTATGCTTAACATCAGCACCGCTACTAGGAAAAGCAGCATTAGGAGATGTAAAGTCAATTGTGTAAATACTAGTACCATGACTAGCAAATATTTTGTTAGTTCCAGCATCGTTATGCTCCACCATAGAACCTATAGCTGTGCCAGTAGGTACTACTTTTTGTTTTAATCCTTTTCTAAAAGAAATCCTGCCAGATTCTCTAAGCATTACATTGCTAGCAGAAGTAAGAAAAGATGGGTCTAACATTGCAGGGTTGTACTGCGTGTTTAAACCGTTAACACCTAAGTTACTTAAAGATTGTATTGCTAGTTGTTTAGCCATTAGTGAATATTTCCCATAAACCAATCTGATTCAAACTGAGTATTTCCTGCATCCATCATAATAGCTTGTGAAATAGCAGCTCCAGCTTCTTGTGCTGCTAAAGAAGATTGTGTGCCTCCATCTTCTCCACGCTCAGATAAAGCTCTAGCAAAAGCTCCTAGTATTAAAGGCTTTGTAGGTATTTTAACAACTGTACTAGCATTAGTAAGAGCATCTTGATACTTTACTATGTCAAAAGAAATAGTTTCAGCCTTGTTAGGTGTAGGAGATAAATCTACTTTAAGGTTATTAGAACTATCTGCTCCGTTAAAACCATAATAATGAGGCTCTCCTGTAGAGGCTGTAGGGTATCTTTCTCTATTAAGATAAGCTCTGCTTACCTGTAATAACTCATTACCTGTAGCATTATTTATTACATCTAATATCTTAAACTCTTGTCCTGAATTTAAACTATAGTTTTTAGTATCTGCTACTGTAGTTATATTAACAGTTTCTCTAAGTATTTGCCAGTCATGATAAGACTCTATACTTCTTTTAGCATCATTAACTAAAGCTCCTATAACTTTATTATAGTCAGATACTGTGCTGCTATCGTTAATAGAACCACTCCAATCAGAAGCAATAGGTGTTTCTCTTAGCCTTATTAATACTTCGTTTATTACTTCTCTATATGTCATCTACTTCCCCTTAGCTAATTGCGCACCAAAGTAAAACTCTATTATCATTGTTGCCCATTGGAATACTTCATCAAATTTTAATACAGCACCTGCTTGTACAGTTACATAATCTATTGTATCAGGCGTTAGCTGTATACCTAGTAAACTAGCTCCTTCTATTACAGTAGGTATTACTGTAGGTACATTAAAAAACACAGGAGCTATCTGTGTAAAAATAATTAAAGCTAATATAACTAAAATTATAATTCTTCTATTCATAGCAGCTACTGGACTTTCTTTATCTGCTCTATCCCTAGCCATATTAATAGAATCATTACGCACTTGTAATGACTGTATCATTAACTTTTGTTGTTCCTGAGCTGCTTGGCTTTTTAAAGCAAACAACTTAGCAACAAAGCCTAAAGCTATAGGTGCTATATTAGTTAAAAATCCTATCATGTTACTAACCTTAATAAATTAAACATACCTACTTCAGAAGCTAAAAAGTAAGCAAACCCTCCATAAATAAAATACCTGATTTGATTAAGCATATTAAATATTTTTTGTATTTTATCGTTAGTGTCGTCAATCTTACTAAAAAGTTTAGCTATCTGTGAAGAATGTTTATCTAACTGTAGCTGTACTCTTTTGTCATCCATTACTTTCTATGCCTCTTTGTTTTACTTGCAATTCTTTTTGGCTGTTTTGAGAATTGTTTTCCTTTTTTAGTATCTGCTCTTTTTTTTCTTGTAGTAGCAGCATACTCTTTAGAGCTTAAAGATTTAATAGCCTTAGCAGGTAAATATCTCTCACCTGTTTTAGCAGAAGGCTTGCCGCTTTTAGTTCCCCATTTCTGTTTAGTCCATTTCTTTAAAGACTTTTGGGACTTTTTAAGTGGCATTATTTGTAACCTCCACCTGCTGACTTATATCTTTTAGCTAACAACTGAGCTTTTCTAGCAGACCATTGACCAGCTTTACCACCTTTTGTTCCAGCTTTAATCCTGTTAAACATATTCTTTCTCATGGTAGGTTTAGTATAGTTACCTGCTTTATTTACTGTGCTTTTCTTTTTAGTAGGCATAGTTTACCATTTACTTTTGTTTGCCCAGTAAGCAGCACTCATTGGACCTTTAGCTATATTCTTGGCGTGTCTTGCTTTAAAAGACTTACGCCTAGCTTTTTGTGCTGCTGTAGTAGGATTCTTACCAGCTCCAGATACTCCTTGTTGTCCGTATCTAATCGTCTTTACTTTACCACCTGACTTAGCTACTACTACATGACTCTTAGTTTTATGATTAGGAGTACGCTTAGGTTTGTTATATCCTGATACTCCTGCTCTAGCTAATCTTGGGTCTTTTTTAGCTGCCATTATTTACCTCTAGCTTTATCTTTTGCTTTTTTGCTCAAGTCTTTAAAATGAAATAATTTCACACTTGTTTTTGTATGTGATTTATTTGTATGCAAACTACCATTAGGCATTTTATGAGTAGTACCTGTGTGTAATGTGCCATCTTTTTTGTAATGCTTTACACCTTTCATATTAGTATTTTTTATTTTTACGTTTAACTGGTGTTTTTTTCTTTGGTTTTTTTCCGTACATAATAAACTCCTAGTTTGCTAATGGATTGTCTAACGCTCTTTGTAACTTAGCGTTTACTCTTTCTTCTACTTCTTTTATTTTTCTATCTGTATCTGAATACAAAGCATCTCTTCTTGCATCAAATCTTTCTTCTGCTGCATCAATAGTTTTATCTATTTCATCTTGAGAAGAATTAACTTTATCTTCAAGTCTTTCCATAAGTGACTCTTGTCTAGCTAAGTCATCTTTTAAATCATTTTTAATTGACCTAGTATAGTCTTTAGCTATTTCAACTGAGTCACTTAAGCCTACTAAAGTTTCTTCTATAACTGCTAGTTCTTGTTCTATACCTGTTAAGTCAGGAGCAGTATAAGAAGCTATCTTAGCTTCCATATCTAGGTATCTTTGATATATCTCAAAGCCACCCCATAGAACACCTACAATTGTACCTAAAAGAGGAAATATAAGCAATGCTTTACTACCTCCTACTTTAACCCCTGCGTACTCTATTTCTGCCATTGTAAGTCCATTAGTTTTTTATGTAATATTTCATTAGCAAGTCCGTTTCTTAAACCTCTTTTGTTATCTGGTATATCTTTGTCAAGGTATATACCTCTATCTTCATAAAAAACACCATCAACTAAAGAATAATTGTAGTTGCTAAACCCTGCGTTGTAGTTAAGTAATGCTAAAACAAGGCTTTGTAGCTTCTGCTGCTCTTCTAAAGATACTGCTTTGCCCATCTCAGTAGCTAAATTCTTTAGTTTATTGCTTATAATCTCTCTCATCTTTTCTTTTTTGCTTTGTTCTTTCTTTTTTTCTACAAGTACAGGCTCTTCTACTGCTGTTACCTCTACTATTTCTTCTTGTTGAGGCTCTTCTGTTGTTTGTTCTTCTTGTACGGGTTCTTCTTCTTGCTCTTGCTCATCGAGTTCTTCCTCTTCT